TATCCATATGCACCATTGGTCTTTCAAATTCTTGAGCATTAACTGCCCCTCTTTTATATTTTCTCATTTTAATTAATTTGTTTTTAAATGAACCTTTCGGCATACTAAATTCTGTATCATCACCTTTTGTAGACCAAAATACCATGCCATTTTTAATTTCAACTGTATGAGCATGAATCATAACTCTTGCACTATTACCTGTATCAAAATTAGCAGAAACATCTCCTACACCCTCTATCGTAATTACCTCTACTCTTCCGATTTCAGCAGGTGTTTTAATTCTATTGTTTTTATCTTCAAAATGTTGTATTAATCCTTTGATTAAATTTTCACCTGTTGCACTTTCAATACCTTCTGTGCCAGGTGATGAGTTTACTTCTATAATATAAGGTCTATCTTTAATTCTATTTTTAGCAGGTATGAAATCAACTGCTGTGTAATGACCATTAACTGCCTTTGAGGCTAATATACAGTCTTCTATTTCTTGTTCTGTCAATTTAAACATTTTAACTTTTCCGCCTTGTGAAAAGTTTGACCTAAAATCTCCCTTTATAACATCACGCCTCATTGAAGCAAAAACTTTACCACCTAAAACTAATACTCTTACATCAAATTCAGTTTTTATATATTCTTGAATTAACAATTCAGCGTCTTCTGATTCTTTATATACTAATTGCACAATACTGTCTAAACTTCTTTCTGATTCTACAAATAAAACTCCAACACCTTTACTGCCTCTAAGTGTTTTCATTATTATAGGATATTCTCTATCTAAGTTTTTAACTGCCTTTTGAACAGCGTCTTTATTAGGAATTAAAACTGTGTGTGGTTGCACTAAACCATATTCTGCAAGTCTTAAATATCCCCTATACTTATCAGCACATACTAAAACACACTCTCTATTATTGATACAAGCAACATTTGCCTTTTCTAATTGTGATAATAAATCTAACCAGGAATCTTTTCTTGATATAGAACCTCTAACTATTGCAATAGTATTATGTTTATCTATAACAAAACCCTTTTTATCATCTATGTTGTGAATAGTTTTTATGTTGTTTTCATTTTTAATGTATGCACCATCAATAAAAACAACATAGACATCATGACCTAACTTAGGTCCTTCCTCTTTAATTCTCTTAGCAGTATGATATAATTCAGCTTTTTCAGGTTCATCTGATAACACTAAAATTTTTAGTTTACTATCAGTTTGTTCTGTTAAAAACTCATTAAAACTAGGTACTTTCATCTTCTACTTTTTTGCCTATGTTATATTTTGCCGATAGTGTCCACTCGTTCTTTTCTTTGAAAGGTAAAACCTTTATCTGACTTAGAGGTGCCTTGTTTTCAGATTCCTCTTTTTTAGTTATATCAATTAAGTTCCAATCTTGTAGCAATATCGCAATTGTATTTCTTCTTTGTATATCATTCTCTGATAATGTTGCTGTCTTGCCGTCTAATGCAAATAACTCTTTGAAATGTACAATATAATACTTACCTTGTTTGTGTAAGATATGACATGATTGATATAGTGTTTTGTCTTTGCGACTTGCAACACCTATTCTAGTTAGTGTCTCTCTAACTTTTAGAAAATCATCAGGTTGTTTTATTGTTACTTCGAGCATGTTATCTGGATTCCATTCTATCTCATCATTCATTTTCTCTTTCTCCCACCCTTGTCAATAGATAATTTAATTAATTCAATCTGCTCTTTAGTTAGTATTGATAAGGCCTCTCTTGCCTTTTCGTTGCTATAATCATAATATTCTTTGACATACTCTATGTCTTTTAAAACATTTTGTTTTAGCCACTTACCACCAAATCGTTTCTTTTTCCTTATACTATTTATGAAAAAATTAAATTGAACATCTTTATCTAAGAAGTGGTACCCATTCATCTCATTTGCCTGTGCAATACAATCATAAAACATAGACAAACATTTATTGATAACAAAGGGTGGATATTTCTTTGTCCACTCTGTATCATCAGTATCTAACAGTTTTTCTTTAGAAAAATTTATAGCGTTTAAATAATCTTTTAACTCATACATTATTTAAACTTACATCCTGCCATAATCTCAGTTAGACAAGCAACCATATTAATCTCTTGGTCAGCAACAAAAGCTGCTTTGTATTGATAACCTGCGATTATTAATATTGCTTGTGGTATAGAGTTTGGCGACAACGATTTATAAAGCACATCATAGATACTTCTAAACAAGAACGCTGGTTCTTTATCTAGATTTTGTACGACCCACTTTCTCATATCGTTAAATCTTTTTTCTTTTAGTGATGATAACAATTCTTTATGACTGACTTCAGACATAGAGAACAATATACCACTATCTATTTTACCTCTTACAGAATATCTTTGTAATTCATTTATTGTCCTTCTAAAATCAGGATAATGTTTTTGAATTAATTCTGCAAGTATTTTCTTATCAAAAGGTACTTCTTCATCTTCTAATATTTTAGAACATCTTTCCATAAATGCCGTTGCTGTTTTAACTCTTTGACCATTTACGATTCTAAAGTCTACAACAGTACATCTACTATGAAGTGGTTCGATAAGTTTTGCTTTGTAATTACATGTAAATATAAATCTACAATTTGCATGAAATGTTTCTAAGAAGTTTCTTAAAGCAGGTTGAACTGAATCGGCATTTGTATAGTCTGCCTCATCTATGATTACAACTTTATGATTAGCGTCTTCAGTTAGAGATACAGTACTTGCAAAGTTTTTAATCTTTGTTCTTAGTGTATCAATCTGACGGCCTTCATCTGAACCATTAATGATTATGTAATCACAACCTAATTCTTCACACAATGCACGAGCAACAGTAGTCTTACCTGTACCTGCTGTGCCTGATAATAATAGATTAGGTATTTCGCCTTGTTTTAAAAACTCACTAAAAGTTTTCTTCGTATCTTCTGGTAAGATACAATCCTTAATCTTCTTAGGTCGATACTTCTCGACCCATAAAAAGTCTGACATAATATAAACCTCAATTTAGTTAAAATTAAAATGTTGAATCTGGTTCTAGTGCAATCCAGTATTTAACTGGTCTAGTACGATTCACAAAATGACTGATTTTCTGTGATGATATTGCAACATCATAATCATCAGTAATCATTTTAAAATTTTCTGCCTTGAAGTATCCGGTAAACACTTTATCAGATTCACAAATGTCCACAGAATAAGTGTTAGAAGATTTGTTCTTCTTATCAGTAGCAATCATTTTAATTGATGTGCCATCACCTACAACTGCAACATCAGGTAGACCTAATGTGTTAATACCTTTCATAACTTTTTCAAACATATCTTTTGTAAATGTGAAAGATACAAAAGTGTCTGGCATAGTTATTGATTTTGTTGGTGCAACAATGACTGATTTATCAGCAAAAAAGTATTTGACTTTCTGTTTGCCTTCAACGACTTCTACATGTGATTCACCATCAAAGTTTAAAGATGGTTTTGAAAACATATCAATTGTTCTCAAAAACTCTGGTAAATCATATATAGCAAACTCTTGTGGCATAGTATCAGATATCTCTGCTTCTGCTAATATATTTTTCATTGTTGATATTGTAGTTAAAGTTTTACCACTTTTAACTAGTATGTTTTGATTAATGTCGGAAAAGTTTTTTAAGACATTAATTGTATCACTTGATATTTGCATAATATATTCTCACTTGTTAATTATATAATGTGTTAATTATATATCAACCAGCACGAAATGTCAATGCTGGTTGATACTTAGTGTTTACTTAATTTTGATTACTTTAGGTTTCTTATCTTCAGGTACAACTCTTTCAAGTTCCACTCTAAGAAGACCATCTTTCAACACAGCGTCATTTACTACGACATCATCTGCAAGGGTAAATATTCTTTTAAATGCCCTTTTTGCAATGCCTTTATGAATGACATTATTGGCAAAGTCTTCTTTACCTAATTTCTTAGTAGTAGGTAAATCAGATGATTTAATTGTTAAAGTTTTATCTTCAACGATTACCTCAACTTCTGCCTTTGAATAACCAGCCAATGCAACTTCAACACAATGTGTATAATCACCTGTCTTGATTATGTTGTATGGTGGATAGTTTGGTTGTTGATGTTCTAACAATGTTTCAAAATGTTTGAATACATCATCATAACCTATTGTAAACGGATGTAATGAACTAAATACCGTCATAGTTTCCTCCTTTGTTAAGCAAGTTTTATAGAAGTCCCATTATGGCAACTTCTACTATTATTTATAATAATTGGCACTTAAAAGTAGAACAAAAATTGAAATATAATATATCAAAATATGTTCTGTATTTAAAATGCCAAAATCGTTTAGTAATGCAACTACAACTAAAAATGCAACCCATGATATGACTGCATAAACTAGTATAGTAAAAATTAATTTCATCTTCTCATCTTTGATAAATCTTTTGCATGTTCTTCATCAAAAATAGGTACAAGATTTGACTTGTGTAATATGCCGATACCGATAAGTTTTCTTTCGCCATCATATACTTTAGGTTCTTTCTTCGCACATACATGAGGTTCTACTTTAGTTTCTGTCCTAACTTCAGATACTCTGTTATTAATAATAGGTTCACCTCTGTATTCGCCTCTGTCTTTCTTCTTGTGTTTAAGTTTGCCGAATCTGAACTTTAGATATGTGTCAAAATCCATCACCATGAGAGGTGCTAGATGTGGGTCTTTTTTGTATTTCTTATTATGAAGTCTATGCTCTTCTTTTAATTCGAGCATTCTGGCCTTAGTAATTTTGACCTTAGATTTTTTAGTAACCAGGTTGGTCATTCCTGGTACTAAATGCATACATTTTGGCATAATTATTTTACTTTTTAATAGTCAAATTCTCTGACTAAATCATTTCGTATTTCAGTAGCAAATACAACTCCGAGATTTCTCAATCTTTTAACTTCTTTTTCGTGGTCTTCTGGTGTAGAGGGTATATATTCTACGGTTCCATCTTCATAAACACTCATATATAAGTTTTCGTTTGGTCTTAGATTTATATTTTTTTCTTTCATAGTTTACTCCATAATGTGTTATACATGGATTATATGGTATTATGAGAGGTGTGTCAAGCATTTTTTTCACTTTTTTTTCACTTTTTTATGCACTATTTTAGTGCATTTAGAATGATTCTAATTCTCATTTAGAGGTTGTCTGACTATATCCTCTTCGATACATTCTTCGCCATACTG